AACAGGAACCTGCCCGGATCAGTTGCTAAAACCGGAAATGCTGAAAGAGGAACCCAATGAACCCGCTAAAACTAATAAGTCAGTTCCTTGCAATGACGCAGGAACAACACGATGCAGTAATTAAGTTCTGTATCGCGGTTACGTTCTGCTGCACCGTCATCATCATGGTGGGCGTGAGCTTGTACTCAGTCGTATTCGTCGAGCAACCGATGAGCGGGATGGCCCCGGCGGACAAGCAGTTCTTCCTGATTTTGAGCGACATGTCCAAGTACATACTTGGCAGTCTGGCAACACTGCTTGCAGTCAAGGGTAAGGATGCGCTCCAGCAGTTCGTGCCACCCGGCCTGTCTACCAAAGAAGAGCGTGACGATAAGCCGACGCCACCGGCACCCAAGGCACCCGCACCTACGCAAACACCTGTGCGCATGGAGCCAACCATTGACCCTATTAGTTCAGCGCCGTCTGTAGCCACAGGTTATGGCGGCAAACCAGCCCCAGTGCAACCACCTCACCCGGAGATTTCGTAATGTTTATCTACCTACGCATGGCTGTTACTGTTTTACTAAGTGCTGTCTTGGCTTTCCAGATTCACGCTGCCGAGACCAAAAAGGTATGCAATACCCAGAAAGATAAGAAGGGTAAGGAAGTACAGGTCTGCAAAGAAGTCAGAGTTCACAAGAAGCTCGACGCCACCAAGGTGCCTACTAAGTGACCGCGTTCTTCAACCCGTGGGTGCTGTTGACGCTCGTATTGGCGATTGCCGGTGCGGCTGGGGGCGGGTATTATAAAGGCAATTCTGCGGGTCAAGCGGAAGTCCAGCAGGCGTGGGATAAAGAGAAGGCAGAGCAGTACGCCGCTTATGCCAAGGGGCAGGAAGAAGCCCGGCAACGTGAGCAAGAAATGCAACAGGCGGCGGACAAGCTGCGGAGGGAAAAGGATGCGCAGATCAGGGACATTAATGCTCGTGCTACCGCTCTTACTAACAGCTTGCGCGACAGGCAGGAGCGCCCCACCCAAAATGGTACCGCCTCCGGTACCGCCCGAGCTTGCAGTGGAGCCTCCGGTGCGGAATTGGCAAAAGGAGATGGAGAGTTTCTTGCAGGGTACGCTGCCGACGCAGCCCGTCTCCAAGCCGCCCTCGACCAGTGCGTCAAACAATACAACGCCGTCAGGCAAAAGTAAGGAATAGCGATGCCGTTGCAGAAACTACAGTTTCGCCCCGGTGTAAACCGTGAAGGCACTACACTTGCCAACGAAGGTGGTTGGTATGACTGCGATAAGGTGCGCTTTCGTTCTGGCTACCCTGAAAAAATAGGTGGTTGGGCGGCTGAAACTTACACTACATTCCTTGGATATTGTCGCTCACTGTGGAATTGGATAACACTTAAAGGTTTTAACCTGATGGGTGTTGGCACTAATGCAAAGTTTTATATTGAGTCGGGCGGTGCTTATTACGACATAACGCCTATTCGTGCCACTAACTTAAACACAACAACTTTTGCAGCGGTTACGTCTGCGCCATTCTCTGCGTTTATTACCGTTACTGATAGCAGTGCGTCGAGCTTGCAAGCTGGTGACTTCATTACGTTTTCAAACGCAGTCGGGCTTGGCGGCAATATAACTGCGGGCATTCTCAATCAAGAATTTCAAATACAGTCTGTCACATCTGGCACGGTGTACATAATTGTTACCCGTGCGGCGGGCACTTCAGTTGCCGGGCTTAACTTCACGGTAAACACAACAACGTCCACTATTTCACTGCCATTCGGAACCACGATGGCAAACGGTAATACTGTTGCACTGGTGATTGGTGCAGGCGCTGGAGCGCCGGGCGGTTTAAATTATGCGGTTACGTATTATTTAGTTAATGTCGTAGGGAATACTTGCCAGTTATCACTGACTAGCGGCGGCGCACCTATTACGTTAACTAGCGAAGGTATTGGTCTTCAGGCGCTTTACTTTACCGTTTTCTCCAACGCTTCGGATTCAAATAATGGAGGCTCGGCAACTGACACTGCGTATCAAATCAATACGGGCTTCCCCATTTTTACTATTGGTACTGGTTGGGGTACGGGGGCGTGGTCGCGGGGCACATGGGGTTCGGCGTTTAGTACCGGGTTTGGTTTGCAGCTCCGTCTTTGGAGCCAAGCCAACTTTGGTGAAGACCTGCTATTTAACCCGCGTGGCGGCTCTTTATATTATTGGGCGCCGGGTTCAGGATCAACCCCAGCCTACGGCACTCGCGGCACTATTGTATCCGGCACATATACACCGTCCCTCATTAATGAAATTCTAGTATCGGATCAATCACGCATCGTCATTTGCTTTGGTTGTAATGACCCGAGCGGCACGTATGCGACGACTGAGCTTGACCCAATGCAGATTCGCTGGTCTGCGCAAGAAAGTTATACGGATTGGGAGCCGCAAGCCACTAACCAAGCAGGTGATCAGCGTCTATCGCATGGTTCGCAGATTGTTGGGGCATTGCAAACGCGCCAAGAGATTAACATTTGGACGGATGCAGCCATCTACGCCATGCAATATATTGGCCCGCCGTTGGTTTGGCAGATTACGTTGCTAGCGGACAACATCTCAATTGCTTCCCCTAACGCGATGGCAACCGCATCTGGTGTTGTTTACTGGATGGGCGTGGATAAGTTTTACATCTACTCTGGTCGGGTTGAGACGCTGCCATGCTCGGTACGTACGTATATCTTTAACGACATCAATCGAGAACAGTTTGCTCAAATTCAAGCGGGCACAAACGAAGGGTATTCAGAGGTATGGTGGTTCTACTGTTCTGCTAACTCTGATGAGATAGACCGCTACGTCATCTTTAATTACCTCGACCGTGTTTGGTATTACGGCTCGATAGACCGTACGGCGTGGCTTGATTCCCCGTTGCGTCAGTTCCCTGTTGCAACTACAGGCAACAATCTCATGGTCTACCACGAGGCGGCGATTGATGACGGCACTACCAACCCACCAAGCCCAATCAATTCGTACGTGCAGTCATCCGATTTTGATATTGATGACGGACATAACTATGGGTTTGTATGGCGAATAATCCCTGACATTACGTTTGATGGATCTAATACTGGGAGTTCTACCACGGTAAACCCAGCAGTCCAGTTTACAGTACGTCCACGGCAGAATCCGGGGTCACGATATGGCGTATCTCCATCACCGACTGTTAAGTCAGCGCAGAGCTACGCTGGGCAGACAACCTACACCGTGCAGGAGTTTACCGAGATTGTGTACAGCAGGATTCGTGGGCGGCAGATGGCGTTCAAGGTTAGTTCAGATACGCTTGGCACACAGTGGCAACTCGGCGTACCTCGTATTGATGTTAGACCAGACGGTAGAAACTAATGACAACACGACTAAAAACCGTAGCGCTTACCAAAACACCGTTACTGCCGTTTGCGCCAGTTGAATACGACCGGACGTATCACGACACCCTTAACAATATCCTACGCCAGTACTTTTCTACAATTGACAACTTAGCCAGACAATTTTGTCTAAGTGGAGTTTTCACAGTAGCAACACTACCCGGAGCGTCTGCGCTTGGTGCAGGAGCTAGAGCGTTTGTTATCGACTCGTCGGTGTCTACATTTGGTACCACGGTGGCTGGTGGCGGCACCACAAAAGTGCCTGTCTATTCTGACGGAACCGATTGGAAAGTTGGGTAATTAACGTGCTGAAGTGCTAAACTTCTTGCAATTGACATTGAGGTGAAATCATGGCCTTTTTACCCGCTCTTGCCGCTGCCGGAAAGGTTGGTGCCGCTGGTGCCGCTGCTGGTGCTGCTACAGGTGGAGCCCTTGCTACGGGTTTATCCGCAGGCACAATCCTTGGTACTAAAGCAGCTACAACTGGGCTTCTTAGCACTATGGGGGGTGGGTTAAATGCCCTTGGAGGCATGGCTTCGGTGTTGCCTGCCAGTGCTAGTTTGACCGCTGCCGCTCCCGCCCTTGCTACTAAAGGTATTTTTAGTGCCGCTGCCCCTGCACTAGGCGGGCTAAAGACGCTGGCTGGGCCGGGGTTGTTCAATACTATGGGTATGAGTCCTTTGGGTGGACTGGCTGGCACTACCAGTATGGTGCCTTCGGTGGCTGGGGCTGTACAGACTCTTCCTGCTGCCGCTGCGGCAGCTTCCCCTACCGTTGCTCCGGGCTTGTTCAACACAATGGGTATGAACCCATTAGCCGGGGCAAACCAACTCGCTGCTAGTACAAACCTTGCCAATATGCAAGGCGGCATGTTGAACGCTATCAATCAAAACGTAGCAGGTGGCCTTGGGTCTCTTTCCCCCAGTGCTTTTAATGCGCCACTAACAGAAGCGGCAAAGCTGAACGCTATCGGCGGCGGCACTACACAAACAATAAATACGGCGCTAAATAAAGCTGCGGCGGATGCAAACCTCGCCAATATAAATGCTGGGGTACAAAAGGCGCTTGGAACATCAACAGCCCCTACCGCCGTAACTACAGGCCCAGCACCATATACCGCAGGATCGCCTATCGTTAAAGGGCAAAACTTTCTACAAAACGCGGGCAACTTTTTCAAAGACCCGAGCGTAGACGCGGCGGTCGATTTCGCCAAAGAGCACCCACTTGCCACAGCCGGTATGGGGTACGGTGCGTACCAGATGTTAAAACCAAAAGAAGGAAAGCCGCCAAAAGATTCGCCGGGGTTAATTCGTCCGTATGAATTTAGTCGTGAAGTACGCCCGGGGGTGTTTGATGTGGGCGCACCTATGTATTCCGCTACGCCGGGGTCAAGTGCTGAGCAGCTTTATTTTAACGATCAATACACTGCGCTGACGCCGTACGAAGCGCCGGGGCCGGAGTATAAAAGAGCCGCTGAAGGTGGGGTGATG